AAAGATGCTACAATTAAACAACTAGTAAAAACAATAGAAAAGTTAAAGGAGCAATATGAGTGATGTAGAGACAGTAGTCCAAGAGGAAGTGAAAACAGATTTTTCGGTAGAAATTAAAATTAGTGATAAGAATCTTTCGTATAGAAGTGATTTTGCTGAAGCTGAAACAATTTTTTGGCTAGAAGCAGTTAAGGGTCTTATTATAAAGAATGCTTTTGAAAAATCAGGACTAGAGCAGGGTTAAGTAAGTATAAAAATCGAATTAGATAAGTACTATTCTATTAGATTTATACAGGAGAACTAATGGCGATACTAGACTATCTACCATTTCGTCAACGAGATGGTATTAATATGGGTGATTTTGTAGCAAAAACAATAAATCCAGAAGATGTTGGCACTCTGTCTAAAGTTATGAGGGTAACCTCATTAGCTCTTGGGCGCCATGATTCAGTTTACTGGTATAGTGATAGGGCGACATTCGAGCCATCCCCTTACGATTTTGATCGTATTATGCAGGCGGTAGATACCGATTCTTATATTAAACAAGCTATAAATAAATATAAAGAATTGTTTTGGAAAGAAAATTGGAAAATTGTTGGTGAAAATCCAGATGCAGTAGCATACTTATATCAAAGAATTGATTTTTTTGAAATGATTATGAAACGACCATTCTTAGATTTTTTAATAGAATTATCAGATCAGCTTTTTAAATTTGCGAACGTTTTTATAGTTAAGGCTAGAGGTGATATATCTGGTTATTTTCCCGAAAAATTATTGCCCGTTTCAGCGGAAGAACCAGTAATTGGGTATTATCTAATACCAACTGAGCAAGTTAGAATTTCAAGAGATAAATTTAATAGACCTAAAACATATGAGCAAAAAACTGATTCATCAACTTATACATCATCGCCAAAGACACCTACTTGGACTGCGGATAGAGTTATCCACATAGCTTTTGATAAAAAAACTGGAAGAGCTTTTGGTACACCATTTCTTGTTAATGTTTTAGATGATGTTATTGCGCTAAGACAACTTGAAGAAGATATACAAAATCTTGTTCATAGAGAATTATTTCCTTTATACAAATATACAATCGGTACGGCTGAACAGCCAGCAGAACCAGAAGAAATATCACGCGCAGCGATAGAGATAGAAAATCTGAGAACAGAAGGCGGATTAATTTTGCCATTTAGACACGATATTGATGTCGTGGCAGCAGGCAATCAGCTATTGGATGCATCCCCATACTTAGAGCATTTTAAGGAAAGAGTCGCTGCTGGTCTAGGAGTAGCACCATATCACCTGGGGATGTCAATGGGTGGCGGTAATAGATCTGCTAGTGACAGACTCGATGTTGCGCTATATGATAAAGTTAAACAATATCAGAAACAGTTTGCGGAAATGATTAGAGTAAATATATTTAATGAACTTTTATTTGAGGGTGGTTTTGACCCTATAAAAAATCCAATTGAAGATGGTGTATCAGATCGTTGTCATTTTAAATTTAATGAAATTGATGTTGATACTCAGGTTAAAAAAGAAACTCACTCAATACAAAAATATACTAGTTCAATAATCAATTTAGCTGAAGTAAGAATTGAAATGGGGCTAAACCCAGAAATTGATGAGGCAACATTATGGGGTGCAATTCAAGCAAGAGTCCAAATGGACGTTGCCACACACCAAGCGGATGCTCAGGCAGCAGTCGCACCGACTAAGGGCGCAACTGCAACTGCAACAGCAATAAAGCAACCTAAATCAACGAATATGCCCAATAAAACAAAGGGCGCTGGTAATATTATAAGACCCGCAAATCAACATGGTACTAGAACTTCTCCAAATATTAAAAGAAATGATTTATCTTGGCTATCAGTAGTTGAAAACTTGCTAGAAAAAGACTATACTGTAATATATACAGACGAATTATCGCCAGATGTGGCAGAGGATGAAAATAAATCTAATGATTAATTCAGAAATTTCTAAACAGTTTCTCGCAGAGGAAGATGCACTTAAAGGTTTTAAGAAGGCGGTTGCAAATAATCAAACAAATTTAGCTTTGCGAGTTTTGTCTGATATTATAACTAGCATTATGCAAACGATAGAAGTAAAGCCTTCTATCGATACTCCAGCACCTTTTATCGGGAATAAAGAAGCTAATACTGAGCGCGTTTTAGAAATAAAAGCTGAGGCAGAAAAAAAGACAGTGTCAAAAAAAGCCGAAGCTAAAGAATAAAAATGAAACTAATAATTGGTTGTCCAATTTATAAAAGAGATTGGATTATTCCAGAGTGGATTAAGTGTATTATTAATCAGTCTATTGACATGAGAGATGTCGGTTTTATGTTTGAGACCTCTCCTGATGATCCATCAACAACTCAATCATTATTAACTTGGAGAAAATTAGACAAAAGATTTCCTTTATTTGAGATAAATGAGAGAAGTGATATCCAACATTTTGAACATCAAAATAATGGAAGACAGTGGACTATGTCGAAATACCATAATATGGTTTCTTTGAGAAATTCTTTATTGTCGAGAGTAAGAGAATATAAACCAGATTTTTATTTTAGTTTAGATTCAGATATTCTATTAAGAGATCCAAATACAATAGAACTACTTATGGCCCACATTAAGGATGGGGCAGACGCTGTAGCGCCCCTTATGTTTATGACCCCAAACGATTCTCAATACCCAAGTGTTATGTCCTGGAAAGACCAGGGATTTGAATATGCTTATAGAAAAGAAAAGTATCCACTCGGGACATATTTTAAATCAGATATTATAATGGCAGCAAAAATGATGTCTAAAGATGTTTATAATAATGTAGATTATGAATTTAATAAACAGGGTGAAGATGTTGGTTGGTCAAAAGCCGCTACACAAAAGGGTTATAACCTCTTTTGCGCATCCTATATCTATTCCCCCCATATAATGTCGCCCATGATGCATCAGCAGTATTTGACAAATGGCGATTCTAGAGGTAATATTAATCTATACCAAGTATAATAAACTAGGATATATCTATATAAGATTGTTTAATCTTACAAAAACAAATTTACTATATTACTGATCAACAATAAAGGAACGCAAAAATGGCTTTTGAGTTTACGGAAAACTTTACTATTGAAATGCCCGACTTTGCGAATTCCGATTATTCCTTTAAAGAGGCTTTTGATTCTAAGCAGGGTCTAATAATCGAAGCTGCTGCTATCCACGAACGGACTAACGGGTAATTATAATAATTATTCAGCTGATGAGCTAGAAAAAGCGCTACAGTCTTGGGTTGATCCATATCCAAAGCCAATTATACTTAATCATGATATGAATTCTGAGCCAATTGGAAGAGTTATGGCGGCTAGAATGGATAAAGAAGAAGATGGTTCATCTTATGTTCGCTTACAAATAGCTATTACGGACCCTGTCGCAGCACAAAAAATATCAGATAAACGATATATGACTGGTTCAGTTGGCGGAAGAGCAGGGAAAGCTATCTGCTCTATATCAGGAGATGACCTTGCAGCCGAAGATGCCAATGGTAGACCTAAATTAGCTAAATACGTGAGGGGCAAGATTTATAAGGGCAAGATGGCTTTTGCTGATATGCAAGATATTTCCTTCAAAGAATATTCCTTTGTTAATCAACCAGCAGATCAAAGATCTGGGGTTAGAGGTGTAAAAGCTGCAGATGCAACAGCGACTATGGCTGATTCTTGGATAGTTAAAAGTTCAGCATTCGTATTAAATATGGATAATGAGGACATTTTTTCTATCAATGAAAATGAATCAATATTAAAGGGTATGAAGAAAAAAGAATCAAGACCATTATACCTCCATCTTAAGGGGGCTTTTTTAACAGCTCTTGCTATTCAGGAGAATGAAAATGTCAATAATGAAAGGGCCTCATTACTATCTTATGAAGACTCTATGAAAAATAAATCTGAGGAGAATCTTAAAATGAAAGATGTTATTGTAATAGACGAAGATATCCTTGCAGTAGCCGGAGAGCTTAGTGAGGATCTTTCCGTCATTGCGGCCAGTGCATTAAAAGATGCTACTGTAGATACGCAAGAAGAGGTAGTTGAAGTTGTTGTTGAAGAGGGCGAATTGGCCCCAGAAGACAATGCTCTTGATCTATTAAAGACACTATACCATGCCGCAGTTTCCGCTAAAGAAGAAGATGTCGCGGATATGATTATCAAGAAAATAGATTTGTTACAAAAAGAACAACCGATTATTGTTCCCGAGGAAAACTCTTCGGTAGATGAACAAAAAGATTCTGATAAAGTTACAGAAACAGCAGAGGAACGTAATGAGGAAGTAGTTGATCCTGCAAAGGCTGAAACCTTAGAAGAAAATAAAGATACTGAAGATGCAGAAGCCGAGCTCACTGGTGAAAAAGTTGCCCCTGAGCAAAAAGCAGATGATTCAGATAATAAGCTTCAGGCTCTTGAAGAAGAGAACCAGAAGCTCAGAAGCGCATTACATAGAACTCTTGTTGAAAGAGTTGTAGATGCAAAAATATCAGTAGGGATTGAATCCTATGATGCTAGAGAAGAACTCATTACCGAACACAATAAGCGTAGTGCCTCTTCTTTGGCTGATTCCTTGAGAGATCTTGCAAAAATGCCTAGTGTGAAGAACATTAAGACAAAAATGCCAGAGATCAACTCTGAAATTGAGGCCGTTGAAAATGAAGAGGGAGTTACTACCCTTGACGGACAAGAAGACAAAAAGGAAGTAATAGTAATAGATTTAGCTGAGCAGATTTTTGTAGATGCTCTTATGGGCCGTCGTAAACTTTAAACCAAATATTACAAGGAGATAAATTAAATGACATTAGCAAAATTTCGTAAAGTAGGAACAAAAACTGGTTCAGGCCGTTTTGTAGTTTCAGAGGGCATTGCCCCAGCAGCATACCTGTTGCCAGATGAGAATCTGCCAACTTGGTACAAGGATAGTGAAGATGATCGTTTTGAGATCGTAATCACAAAAGGAACCATTCTTTCAGTAAAAGCCGATAGTAATGGCGATGCGAGAGTAGTCCCAGCCAACGGAACAGCTAATGCTGTCACATGGAGCGGTGCAAATATGCCAGCAACATGGGATCCACTGGCTGGCGCAACACCAGTATACGACTCTGGAGCTGGAACAGTTGTTGTGGCAGCTAGATCAATTCCTATTGGTGTAGCACAATACGATCTTTATCGTCCATTCGATAAGGGCACATCACAAGGTGCAGGCTTTATCACCCACGGGTATGTTGAATATCCAATGGTTGATGGTACAAACGCTGATGTAACAGTTGGTTCGCTTGTAAGAGCAGACCACATGGGACGTCCAGTATTAGCAGCAGTGGGCGATTTCTTTGACACGCCTTCAGTTTATTCCTACCTCCAGGTTGGTAAAGTAATAGAAGTAGAGAAATTTGCAACGAATTTTGATGACGGCTTGTTATCATATATGCAGTTGCCATCAGATCCAGGTGCCTTGAAGACAGTGTACGAACTTACCCGTTCGGGCGCATTTTCTGGCAAGTTGGGTATACGTTCTAATCTGGACGTTACAAATGTGATTGGCGCATTCCGCGTCAATCTGACGTTATAATAAAACAATAACAGGAGGAAAGATCCTAAGATGAGTAAGACAATCCAAGAGCTCCTCTCGGGTCTCCCAGCATGGGAGACTGTATTAACCGAGGATGGGCATATCGACGAAAACAATAGAGTGACCATCAAGGAAGCTTTCGCATCGCCAGATGCAGCTATACTTTTCCCTAAGGTCATTTCTCGTACACTAAAAGAAGCAGCAGAGCCACAGTTATTGGTAACGCCGCTACTTTCTACGGTGCGCCTAGGAAAGGGTCGCTCTTTGGAGTTCCCAGCCGTTAATGCAATCCAGGCAGCCGAAATTCCAGAAGGACAGGAATATCCAGAACAAGCACTCGCATTTGCCAAGCAAATCGAGGGCAAGGTCTCAAAGAAGGGCGTTAAGCTCTCCTTCACAGAAGAAGTCATCGCTGACTCGCTCTGGGATATTGTTGGGCTTCATGTTCGCGCCGCTGGCCGTGCTATGGCACGTCTTAAGGAGCAAATTGCATTGAGCCGCTTTAAAGATGCTGCTAGCATTGTCTATGATAATGCTGGTTCGCAGGCGGATACTACTGGTCGTGGAATTGATGGGGCTTATAACCTTACTCTTACATGGGATGATGTTGTCGACATGGCAGCTGTTCTTATGGCGGAAAATCATATCCCAACAGACTTTATTCTTCACCCACTTATGTGGTCGGTGTTCCTCAAGGACTCTGTCTTCCATCAGGGTGGCGCAGCTGCTAATACCAGCTGGGGATATCGTCCACAATCAGCAGCGGGAGCACTCAATACTACTGCTCCAATGGGCCTCAATGTTATTGTATCACCATTCGTAAGCTTCACGGCTAAGAGCAGTAGTACGCCAGCAATGTCAGACCTGTTCTTAATCGACCGTAATGAGGTCGGTGTACTTCTTGTTAAGGATGACATGAGCACGGATCAATTTGATGATCCGAGCCGCGACATCCGCGCCATGAAGATGAAAGAGCGCTATGATATCGTTATGCTTGGTGACGGAGAAGGAATTACCGTTGCTAAGAATGTTAGACTAGCTCGTAATTATGAGGTTGTTGTCACTAACGAAATGACATCATAAAACCTTAGGGTTGTTATAGTTATTGCCCTAGAAATGGGAGGTGTGAGAGAAAATCTCCGCCTCCCATTTTCATATTTAGCTTTTGCTTACTACTATAGTGAGTAGATTTTAATTTTGGAGAATATTGATGGCTTTATTTTTGATTGATCAGGCAAAAGTCGGTGTATACAGTGTTTCTATCAAATTTGGTAGGACCGTAAAAATATCTTCATTAAAAAATGAAAATTTTAAAGTATACATAAGTGCAGCAACGCCAGTATCTATAAGTTCACCATTCCAACTAATAAATACAATTAAAGATTACAATCAAATTTCTAGAATAATAGTTCTTTATTGGAAAGCTAGTTTAACTGATTTAACAGATTATTATATAAATGTTGAAAACATTGTTGATTCTAGTGGATCAATAATTGACACAGAAAAAATTACCTTTAAATTTATTTCTTCAGCCACTCCGTCTGATACAGAGATCAAAGACCCCGGTATAGTTCCCGTATTAATTGAAGATAATTCAATTAAACTTGAAACAGATATATCATATAATATAATTGCAAAAAATCCATTATTTTTTATAGAAAACATAGATCCTATTGATGGAGATTTCTATATATCTAATGATTATAATGATGGTAGGGTAAAAATAACATTTAATGAAAGACCAGCCTCAAACTTTTTAAATAGTAAACATTTTTTATGTCAAAGAAAATATGTTCAAAAAGCTCCTAGTAGATGGGAAAATATTTCAACTCAAATAAGTATTCATTCGTGGAAACCAGAAGTGTATATAGATTTTCCATCATTAGATGCAACTCCATCATATTATGTTGATGGAAAAAAATATTTTGAAAAAGGTTATAAATATAAAATTAAAATATCAAAAGCTATTGGAATTTAATAATGGCAAATTTTGTATATAAAAAAGCTAAAGAATCCCTTTTAAAAGGTGAAATCGATGTAGCTTTAAATAATTTTAAAGTTTTATTGGTTGATACTGTCAGCTATACCGCCAATCAAAGCATAGACCAATATGTTTCGGATATTAATTCTAGCGCGATAAAGTCTAGATCAGAAAACTTATCTGGCATAACTTCAGTAGATGGTATTCTAGACGCTAATGATGCAAGCATACCAGATCATGATGGGTCTACATTTAGTGCGATAGTCCTATACCAGGTAGGAGCTGCAGACGCCAGTTCTAGGCTAATATCTTATATTGATTCTTCAGAAAATTTGCCCTATTTGGGTGATGGAATTTCTCGTCCAGTTACTATATATTGGAGCGACACAGATACTAAGATACTATCCCTATAGGAACACAATGCCAATCCAATATCCAGCATCCTTAGATAACTTTGTCAATCCCGTAGCAAATGATACCCTTGATTCTGCCACTGTGCCGCACGCCGCACAGCATGCGAATTTAAATGATGCAGTAGAAGCAATGCAAACAGTTGTGGGTATAAATCCAGCCGGTTCTCATTTAACCGTTAAGGATAGAATTATTAGCGCTGAAGCACTAATCTCAACTCAATCAGTATTAAATGGGCTTACAGATGTTACTATACAAAGTGCTGCGAGTGGCAATGTTTTACGTTATAACGGTAGTCAATGGATAAACTACGCTGAAACAAATCTAGTAGATGGAGGCAATTTCTAATCATGTCAAATACAGTTAGAATTAAAAGAAGGTCTAGTTCTGGCGCGGCAGGATCTCCAACAACCCTTGAAAATGCAGAATTAGCTTACAATGAAGCTGATGATATACTTTATTATGGTAAAGGTACTAGTGGACCTAATTCGGCAACAATCGAAGCAATTGGTGGTTTTGGTGCTTTTACTACCCTGGGAACGGTTCAAACACTTACTGGAAATAAGACATTTTCTGGGGTAGTTATTGTTCCAACTCCAACTGCGAATACACATGCTGCAACCAAATTATATGTTGACTCTGTAGCTGGTGCCTTAGCCACCTCATTTACTGTAGCGGGAGACTCTGGATCTAATCAAACAATAACTTCTGGATCTGATACTCTTACAATCTCTGGAGGCACTGGTTTAACTTCTGTTGCGGGGTCTACAGATACAATAACTTTAAACCTTGACAACACCGCTGTAACGGCTGGATCATATGGTGGAGCAGGCACTGTAGGGACCTTTACTGTCGATGCTCAAGGCCGCTTAACAGCAGCTGGCAACACTAGTATTAGTATTACTTCTGCGACAATTACTGACTTTACTGAGGCCGCACAAGATGCGGTTGAATCAGCACTTACTGCTGGGACTGGTGTTAGTAAGACTTATGATGATGTTGCTAATACGATCACCCTTTCTATCGGTCAGGCCGTTGGAACTAGTTCTAACGTAACTTTTGGTACTGTAACAGCAGCATTAACTGGTAATGTAACAGGAACTGTTTCGTCTCTTTCTAACCAAACCACCGCAAATTTAACCGAATTAACAAATCTTTATTATACAGATGCACGCGTCAGGGCTAATAGATTAGACCAATTAGCGGCGCCCGCCGCTGACGTCTCCCTTAACTCATATAAGATAACAGGATTGGCCGATCCAACCAGTGCTCAAGATGCCGCAACTAAGGCATATGTTGACGCAGCACGTCAAGGACTAGATGTTAAAGCGTCGGTAAGAGCAATTGCCACAGCAAACATTACTCTGTCTGGTACTCAAACGATTGATGGTGTAGCGGTAATCGCTGGTGAGCGAGTACTCGTCATTGCGCAGACATCTGCCCCTACTAACGGTATCTATGTCGTAGCAGCAGGTGGCTGGTCTAGAGCAGATGATACTGACTCCAGTGCCAAGGTTACGACAGGAATGTTCACCTTCGTATCCGAGGGTACCGACAATGCCGACTCTGGCTGGGTTCTCACTACGAACGATGCTATCACGCTCGGCACCACAGCCTTAGTCTTTACACAGAACTCTGGAGCGGGTCAAGTCACTGCAGGCGCTGGTCTTACTAAGACTGGTAGTACACTTGATGCTGTCGGTACTGCCGACAGAATCACCGTCGCCGCCGATGCCATTGATATCGCTTCAACGTATGTTGGTCAAGCCACCATCACAACGCTCGGTACCATCACTACTGGTACTTGGAGTGGCAC